AGATCCTGAACGTGGATCATGCGTGGTGCTTTCTGGCTGTCAGAGGCGCGAAAGGTTGGTAACGCAAATTCCCCCATGGACGCTTTCTTTTCTGCGGTCGACGGTTTGAGCCCGAAGTATTTTTCCGATACGTCCGCCAGAGGGATCGTTGTTGTTCCAAATTCTGCAAGCAATAAAAATACTGTGTTCATCATTTTAAGTCCCACCCAATCGCCTGAAATAAACCCATTTTGGGATGGAACCAGCGTGAACCACGCGGCTCCGCTTCGCTCATCATCTGGTGGAAAGCCTTCATGAACGGCTCAAGCTCAATAATCGCACGGCGAGAAAGCAGGCCGTCAGGGGTCATAAATTCGTGCGTATCAGTTGGGATGCGATATGCGTTTACCAGGTTCCGGCACTTGGCATCAGTCATACCGCTTTTTGCGACCACCTGGCGGTAACCGACATAACCGGCCCGCATGTTTTCGCGCTTGATATTTTCCACCGTCTCTGTAACTGCTTCGATCTGCTCTTCAACATGATTCAGGCGCTTTTGCTGGCGCACGGCATCAGCGGCCAGTACTGCGATCATCTCAATTTCAGTAAGCGGTTCGCGGGTGCGGAAGTAACTGTTAACCAGTTCGCGCTGCACCTGCCATGACAACGGGTCATTGAATGGCTTTGTCAGCATCAGATAACCGGACTCAAAAAGTACAATGCCGGACGGAGCAAATTTCGAGAATGTCCCCTGAGGGAGGTCCGTACGTAATACGTCCGAACCTAATTCTTCGTAATCTACGCCAGCGATAAAATGCTCACGATTGCGGTTGAACGCTGCTCGGGCGGTATCCTGAGGGCGGTTATGTACTTCATCAATCATCGCGAAAGTGACCACGCGCTGACCACGATATTCCACTGCAGGGAGCTGTTTGTTGTTAATGGTTACTGTGTTCATCATCGTTGTCCTCAGTGCATAACCGGCATGCCAGGCATACCTTCGGTCTGGATTTGCTTGATAAAGCTGTCATGTAAAATATTCAGGCCTTCCCGACCCATCGCAGACAGCCTGAAGCCTGAATCTTTGTCGGTAACCACCATGTCCTGATACATGCGCAGCGCCAGTTGCTGACCGAGTTTCTGTCCGTATTTTTCGATGGCGCAACCTTCAAGATGGTTGGCAAGCGCGAAACGCTCAGGGCCGGGATAGACACTGATTGCTCCGTGTTTGCCTGAATAGACAGTGGCCGTGTCAATGCCTCCATCTCCCCTGTGAACATCAACAGTGCCGTTCTTTTCCATCTCCTCTGAGATGAACACCGCTGCCACCAGCCAGCGCCAGATAATAATTTCCTTATCAATGGGCAGACTCAGCCAGCCGTTTTGTTTTGCCTCAAAAATACAGGCAAGCATGCGCATCCCTTCAGGAAGGCATTTATCGTATCGGCCCTTATCCAGTTGACGTACCAGGCCAGAATAGCCAATAACCCGGTTGCCATCTCTTACACCATTCTGTGTCGGTTCCGGGGCGAAATTTTTGTTCAACATGGCGTGATCCTTAAAACGGTTTGCTGGCCTGAAGTTCGTCGCGTTCTTTCACAAAGCGGTTGTGCATGGACTCCCATTTCGAAAGCCATCTTTGCTGTTCGCGCTTGCGGGCCAGTATCCGGCGCAGACGGCGCATACAACGCTGGTGGGCGCAGAGGTAATCAGAAGTGTGATCGCCGAGGTGATAAGCAATTGAGCCATCCTCAAAAATTTGCTGGCATGACTCGTTAGTGGGCAAGTCGAGCTTTCTGAACACTGTTGAAACCATGTAGTGAGCCAGATTGTTGAGCGCGGCGCCGCGGCTCAGGAATCGTCTTTTGCCACCGTGACGCATGACAACATACAGTGGGCCGGCAGGTGTTTCATACTGACGAAAGGCAACATCGATCGCGCTGGTGGTATTAGTCGTTTTCATTTCCGGTCCTTTAATTTGTTGTATGATTCATGCGATAAGACTTTCCAGTTCTGACCGCCGTTGCGGGAAAGAAGAGGCCAGCGGCGGTTGACCCTCAGACTGAGGTTTCCGCACTGGATACGACACGGCACAACCCGGCGCTGGCGGTAACGCCGAAGAACGTTAATAGCCTGAGCATGTACCCATTCGGGTACGCGTATAGCTGTCAGTGTCATCGCATCACCTCTTTTGGCGGGGTGATACGCCAGCCAGCTTCACGGGCCAGTTCGATAAACCCCTGAAGGGTGGTGATGTGATCGTCCGTGGTAAGTCGGTAGTCACAAATTGCTCGCCCGTCCTTAAGGTGAACGACGACGCGCCCGGTAAACTCTGGTGTAACGTGCAGATCCACCGGACATACGCAACGGAGCCCAGCCGCGCGCAATTGTTCCTGAGTAAACTCCTTCACTGGACACCTCCGCTTGCATGTTTCTCTTTCACGTAATCAGTGATCTCTTTAAACAGATCATCGACGATTAATTTCCCTGATTCGGTCAGGTACTCAGTGTTTTTATTGATGCCAATTGCATTCTGGTAAGTGGCTTTAATAAATGACTCAGTTTCCTTCCGATTTCCAAATTCACCACGAGCCATTAACTCGAATCGTCTCAATAACTGAGTCATTACACTTTCTGTTATTTCCACAGTTTCGATTGCACCATTCGGAAGATTCACAATCAGGAGATTTCCCGAAGTTTTATTTTTGAGTCTATTTAATGAAGCGTGAGCAATCCGACGGCGGTATAAGTCAATTATGTTTTCCATTGCGCTGTTGCTCCTCAATTTCAAGAACTATTTTTTCTTCCTTAACTGCCCATGAATTAACCTTTGCAGATAGTGCGTAAGCTAACTCTATGAGGTTCTCCATTTGATAAGATTCAATGGATTTATATTGTTGAGACAGCACCTCCAGCAACGCGTAAAGATGCTCTGTTGTGATTGTTATATCTTGTATGTCCTGTCGCTTCGGCATGGTTATCTCCCATATGCTTTGCGTAAATAAAGATTCGCAATCACTTCGTAAACACAGTTCATGTATAAAAGCGCTAATTTGTAAGCCGCCACATCTTTAATGAAACTCATCATTAGTTCCCTTCGTTATACCTTTCAATCCCGCATTAGCTTGTTCAATAAGTTTTTTTTCGTCTTTCGTAAAATGAATCCTGGAATCGGAAATTAATTTAAAAAGAACAATCTCGATGATTTCGAAGAATCCTATCATCTGCCCTTTCAATGAATCATTTTCACTTAGATCACTTAGTTCACTAACTATGCGGGAAATAGTGAATGGAGTATTTCCCTCGCCTTGCCTTGCTTCATTTTCTAGATGTTTAAGCCAGATCCATGCCAATGCAGCTCCCGTAATGCATCCTCCAGAGTAGCCGCCCGTTGATGGCACATTCCAAAAGCTGAGTCCGAAACCGGATTTAGACTTACCGCCAATAAATGGAAGTCTGTGTAAGGCTAATTTTTTTCTTTTATTAAATTTAATCATTTTAATTTCCTTGAGGTGAGATTATTCCCAGCAGTTAAGCTGTAATATTATTTTTTGATGATTAACTAATAATTATCGCTTTGTAATTGGGAATGCTATTTATGATTTCTTTCGCTTCATCACATGCTTCGCTATAGCTTTTGAAGAAGTCGATCAAACAGAAATAATCACCTTCTATGCGGCGATATAATGCATATTCTAATTCGTCATTTGAATGGTCAGTCATAAGCTGAAAAGCACAATCACCTAGCCAGGGCTCCGCAGCATGTAAGTAATCCCAGTGCGAAGAATTGGCTTTTAATTTGTTATGAATATCGAAAGGCTGGGTCGGGGTTAAATTGCTCATATCGGTGGACCAGTTGTTTGCCAGTGATGTGAGCATACCTGTGGGTAATAACAGTCGTCAACACCCATAGGTAATAATTTTAGTGATTTTTTTTATCGATTTGATTTTTAAGGTAATAAAAAACCCGCCGTAGCGGGTTTTATCAAATTATTTTTATTCGTGCCTCTACGGCCACACCGAGAATCTTACAATTCCCGTTTATGGGAATGAGGGGGTAAGAGGGGTTGAGTGGTTTCAAGAAATGATCACCACCATCGATGACCAGTTTTTTGAAAGTAGCCTCATTGGCATCGATTAGCTTAGCCAGTACAAGGCTGCCGTGCTTAGCCTCGCGACCTGTATCAAATAGAACCATCATTCCTTCTGGAATGCTCATGCCCACTGGGGAGGTCATGGAATCGCCTTTTATTCGGAGCCAAAAACCTTCACCTTCAACATGCGCATCTGATTCACACCACTCTTCGACCTCATTGAGGGTGTACGGTTCTATTGCTTCCGCCCAAGCTCCTGCGCTTACCCAACTGATCACTGGATATCTCTTCCCTGGATTTGGTTGCTGAACTAATTCGACGTTCGTTTTTTCCTGGCTGATGCCATCCATCCATCCTCGTGGTAAGCCAAACGATTTTTCGATTACTTCAATCATGTCGTCGGCAATGCGTTTTCTACCGGCTTTGCCCTCGGGCCAAAGCATTCTTAGAACGTAGGAAGGCTCTCGCTCGATCTTTCTCGCGAGTTTTGAGGCGTTTCCATCACAGTAATCATCCCTCAATTGGATGAGTCGTAAACGACGTTTTTCGTATTTGTCCATAACACTCATTTTAACCTTTGTTACCCGCTGGTAAATAACCTATGGGTATTGATTATCTTGATACCTGCGGGTAATATCAATCCTGATGTTTGTACAGAGGTCAATTATGGAAACTTTAAAACACTACATGGCGACTCTAACGCCTGAAGAAAAAAAGGTTTTTGCGCAACGTTGTGGAACAACACTCAATTACCTGCGAAAAGTCATGAGTACAGGGAAACCTATAGGACCAGAAATTTGCGCGCAAATTGAAATTCACAGCGGTGGCAAAGTAACTCGTAAAGCGCTTAGTCCTAAAAACTGGCAAAAGATCTGGCCTGAATTACTGCAATCCAATCATGCATGTTAACAGCACGGTGATGCCATCCGCATACAGCAAAGCCGATGACGAGTGGATACAGGAGCAGTTGTCAGCGTTACCCCCATCAGCCAGGCAAAAGGCAATCGTTCGTTACGGAGAAGTCTACGAGGAGTTTTTAAACAGCGAGCCAGTGAGCTTTCGCAAAGAGAACAAAGCAAGACACGAAGCCAATACACGCCTTCGTGAGTATGCAAGAAAGTATCACCGGGCATTACAGGGTTACACAGAAAAACCCCCCTCATTCGGTCAGTGATGACCACCTCATCAGATGTTCGGACTTAAAGGTGTCTGGATGTCTAAACCCCAGGAAAAGTGGGGAAGAGGGAAGAGGGGGGTAAGGGGGGAGTTGGGAGAAGGGGCAGGTATAGCGTCCTTTTCCAAGAGAAGGGTACATAGGTTAAGTAGATCTCTGTAAGCAGTACTCCCCTCCAAAAAAAACGGAACAGCCATTTAGACGGCTGAACATTAAAGCGGGCAGGTGGGTTTCTCCTGGAAAAGTTCAGGCTCACTTACAGGCACAGAGTTAGGGGCTGCAGATGCTGACAATCACACCAAATTTTGCACAGGACCGGGCACTGAATATGCTGCGTCGTGAGTGGAAGGCGCAGAATTCCTTCATGGTATACGCACCCACCGGCAGCGGTAAGACAGGGCTGGCCGCTTTCATCACTGACGGCTTTGTCAGCCGTGGGATGCGGGTGCTTTTTGTCGCTCCGTATACTGTTTTGCTGCGCCAGACTGCCAGCCGTTTTGTGAGTTACGGTCTGAAACCTGATGAAATTGGCCTGGTCTGGGCTGAAGCCGACAAGGGAGAAGTCGACCCTGCGCGCCTGATCCAGATTGCCAGCGCCGACACCCTGATCCGCCGTGATTTTCCCGACAATATCAATCTGCTGATTATCGATGAAGCCCATCTCCGCAAGCGCACCATCCTGAAAGAGATTGAGCGTCTTACCAGCGAAACGGACGTTAAGGTTATCGGGCTTTCCGGTACGCCTTTTTCATCCTTCCTGGGCAACTACTATCAGCGCCTGATTAAGCCCACCACCATCAGCGAATTGATTAAACGCGGCGACCTCAGCCCGTTTGAATTCTATGCGCCAACGACGCCAGATTTAAAGGGCGTGAAGATGTCCGCGTCGGATTTTGGCAGGGACTACAACGAAACCCAACTGGCAGAAATTATGAGCGGCTCTGATCTGGTGGGTGACATCGTGAGTAACTGGCTTGAGAACGGGCGCGACCTTCCCACTATCGCCTTCTGCGTAAACGTGGCTCACGCTAACTTCGTCACCATCCAGTTCAACAAAGCCGGGGTAAACGCTGAAGTCATGACAGCGGAAACGCCCCATGACCAGCGTCAGGTCATGATCCACCGCTTCGAAACTGGTGCGACAAAAATCCTCGTGTCCGTGGGCGTGCTGGTGGCCGGGTTCGACAGTGATGTGCGCTGCATCATCTATGCCCGACCCACTAAATCAGAAATACGGTGGATACAGTGTATCGGTCGCGGCCTTCGCACTGCACCGGGCAAAGATACCTGTCTGATCTTCGATCACAGCGGAACCGTTCACCGCCTGGGCTTTCCCGATGCTATCGAATACGACGTTCTGTTGGATTCCAGTGATGGCATGAAGGAGGCGGCAGCACGGGCAGCGGAAGAGCGCGCCGAAAAAATCCCCAAAGAGTGTCCTGAATGTCACTTCATGAAGCCGGCTGGCGTTTACGTTTGCCCGAAGTGCGGCTTTAAGCCGCTGGCCGGCTCCGACGTGGATACCGATACCTCACGGAAAATTAAAAAGCTTTCCAGAGGTTCTGCCGTTGCAACGAAAAGCACCAAACAGGCTTGGTGGAGCCAGATTAAGTTTTACCAGCGCCAGCGTGCGTCAACCGGCAAACCCGTCAGTAACGGGTGGTGTCTTCATACCTTCCGGGACAAATTCGGCGAGTGGCCTGACGGGCTGAGCGATTTCCCGATGGAGATCACCCCGGAGGTCAGCAATTACATCCGCCATAAACAAATCGCCTGGGCAAAAGGGCAGGAGAAGCGACAGGTACATCAGATGACCGTCGTTCACAACCCAACTAATGAGCAGGCTCAGCAACTGACAACCATTCCTGATGGCTGTCCGACCAGCAGGATCATCAGCGCCAAAAAGCAGTTTGAGCAACTTCGTAAGAATGCGGGAGACAGAACGTGAAAACCACTGAAGCAGCAAAAGGCCGATGGCCGGAAATTTTTGAACACTACGGACTCCCGCCAGTTACCGGAGGGCGTCACTTTAAGGGTGAGTGTCCGCTTTGCGCCATGCGGGGAAGTTTCCGCATTGATGACCAGGACGGAAATGGTACGTGGATTTGCAAATGTGGCAGCGGCAACGGTATCAGTCTTGTCGTTCAGACCCAGGGGAGATCATTTGCTGAAGTCTGCCGGGAAATCGACGCCCTGCTTGGTAATGATTACCGGCATCGTGCAACGCCGATCAACACCACGGCCACCAGCCTGCGCCAGCGGGTGGTGAGCAAATTTTCAAAGCTGGAAGGTCCTCGCGGCACCAGCGCGGCGCAATACCTTCTGACCCGGGGGATCACAAAGCTACCGGCTGAAGCAGTACGTTTTTGTCCGAAGGAGCGCTATCAGGGCCGCGTATATCAGTCGTTGTATTCACTTGCAACAGATAACCGGGGTGAGCTGTGTTACCTGCACCGGACCTATCTCGACGGCGATAAAAAAGCACCGATGGGCGACGGGCAGAAACGCCTTTACTCGTTACAGGAGGACTCCTATCTGGATCACGCCCAGTCTGTCGCGGTGAGGATGTTTCCCGTCGCGTCCACGCTGGGTATTGCGGAAGGTATTGAAACGGCTTTATCCGGTGTACAGCTATACGGCTGCAATACCTGGGCAACGCTGAACAGCGGCTTTATGAAAAAGTTTCGCGCCCCAACTGGCGTCCGGCATCTCATCATTTTTGCCGACATGGACCCCCATTCAGCAACAGGCCATGCGGCGGCGTTCGTATGTGCCAACGCTAACTTGCTGGCAAAAAATGACATTGAAAAAGTTAGTGTGCGCTGGTGCGACAACGGGGATTTTAACGATCTACTGGTCAACGGCGATCAGGTTCGCGAGATGACATTTTTGAAAAAGGCAGCTGCATAATGCGTACAGATAACACAAAACATAAAGCACTTTTCACTATCCCGACGGCAGCGCACAGCACCACCTTAGCAACCATCAAGCCGCTGCCTGAACAACGAAAAATCACCGGACATAAGCAGACTGACGCTTATCTCTGGGTACTGGAGGTTATCCGGCTGAACGAACCAGCACATCTGGACGCTGCTGAAGCCGCGCTGAAGAAAATTAAGATCAGCCCGAAAGAGGCTGAGAAACGGTACTCAAGTTACCTGCTGGCGAGCGGGGCCGATCCGTTCCAGATTGCATTCGGTACGATCGGCATGGATAACCCGGCACGGGCGATTGAGGCTGCGCGGGAGAACATCAAAAAAGCGGCAGCAGTCCGAGCGCAATTCGGCAGCTACGAAACAGCATTCAATGATGTAGAAGCTGAACGCATGATTAAGTCATCAACGAAATTTAGCGATGATCATCACTGGGGCTGGACCACTGAAGAACTGGGAGCCGGGCACATTGGCGGTAGACGTATGGTCGAAATTGACGACCAGCGCCGCGTGTATGTTGATGGCTACCGTGACGTTCTGCCAGAGCCGCGCACCCTTTCTGACACTGTTCGCGAGTTTGTTTACTGGGACTGGCTCTATCAGGTGCGCAATGCCGCAGGTAAAGAGCTTGGCTATGAATTTGGTTATTCCGAGCATTATCAATCTGTATATGACCGCGAGTTTTATCTGGAAAAATTGCTGTCAACCATCCCGCCTGTAACGCGTGCTGAAGCCGTGGAAGTATGCAGATGGTTTATGGCAAGCGGAAAAGGCGAGTACATGGAGAACGAGGGCGAGGCGGTCATTTTTAATCTGGTTGGGGAGTGTGAATAATGAAACTGGAAGCAGCACTGAAACACTTTTCCCCTCAGGGAATGCATATCAGCGACAATGTGAAAGGCACCTCACCTGAGCGGATCACCGGTACTGACGTCATGGCGGCTATCGGCACCACCAGCAACAGGGCTCGGTTTGGGCTTGCGGCTTTCTTCGGTAAAGCGGGTATCAGTAAAACAGACGTGCAACTGGCGGTTCAGGCGCTGGCGCGTCACGCAATGGACGCTGCCCCTAAAAATGTCCGTAAGGCAGCTGGTGGCCAATTCGGTAGCTGTATGCTGGTGCTAGCGCAATTTGCCTTTGCTGAGTATTCGCGTTCTGCGGCTACTAGCGTGACTTGTCAAAGTTGTTCCGGCACTGGACTTACTTCACAAATGGAAGAAGTCATTAAACATCCGGGCATTATCAATTCTGATCAAGTCGAAATCGTGCCTCCTCAAATTAAATATGAACTGGTTAAGCGCGTATGCCTTGCCTGTAATGGAAAGGGTGAGTTGAAGGCCCGCTGTCGTTGCGGTGGCAAAGGCGAAGTGCTAGACCGCAAAGCTACCCAGGAACGTGGTGCGCCGGTATATAAAACGTGTGAGCGCTGCGGAGGCAATGGATACTCGTCGATACCGTCTACAGCAGCGTATAAAGCAATCGTAAAATATACGCCTGATTTACACGTCAGAACCTGGACCCGAAACTGGAAGCCTTTTTATGAGGCATTAGTGGACATTTGTCATAAGGGTGAGAGACGGGCAGAAAGAGCGTTTCAACAAACAACCGATTTTCGTGATGATAAAGACAATATTTAGCTATTTCGGCACGCAGGACTTGATTTTGTCCGAAGTTGTCCTGTATGCTTCTAATCATGGAATGTTGCGCCTGAAATGAGTAGCTCCGGGCAGCCTGCCTAATACTGTCGATGTACCCTAATGGGACTTGTGAGACTTTCGAAAGAAAGACAGGAGCGGCAAGATGGTGATGACAAGCCTGCTTCCCTGCGTAAGGCACCTTAATTGGTGCCTCTGTCGTTTTGATACCCGCCACCGAGCGGTTTTTTGTGTGCCCAGCCAGACCTTTCAACGTGTAATAAATTTCCAGAGGGACATGGCAAACCTGTACGCAGATACCTATGCTGTAAAGGTACCCGTTATACAAGGATTCCTATGCTGTGGATTGAACAAGGTCTATATATCAGGATTCAGGAACTCGATAACGGCCCCACACCAATGCCGTTAAAGAGCGGATTTAATATGGAAACGGCTTATCGTGTACTGGGTTGTTTCAACCCCTCTGAGACGTCAGATGCATATTACATACTGGCTAATGATCGGGATGAAACGTGGTTTATATGCAACCGACACGTCCGCGTCGTGTGTGTGGATCATGCACGAAAAGAATTCCGTTACCCTATCTCTGTCCTGAACCTTCACTGAGCAAACAAACCAAACCTCAAAAAGGCTGCCTGCGGGCGGCCTTTTTATTGCCTGATTACGATCGAGCATTCTTTATTAAACGCTGCAGATGCGTTTCTTGCTGGTTTGTGATCATGTTTGCAAAGTGACCAAATTTGTATCGGTCGAGTTGAAATCAACGAAGCGGGCACTACGATTAAAGAGCATTCTTTGACAGTCATAAAAATGAAAAATGATGGCGAATCCCCCTGAGCGGAGGGGCATTACTGGATACTCTGTAATTGCTACAGCATGCGAAGCGCTGCATCCAGTCAGCGTTTCACCGGGAGGCACCCGGCACCGTCGAGAGATGTTCTTCCTGATATGACCTGTTCGTCCGAGCAGGTCTTTTTTTATGCTCCAATTTACCTGGAGAGAACCACTTACGCCTGATTATCAGCGCCATCCAGTCTACATAATTAAAGCATCAACTCCCATTCTTCTGCGAGAGCCTGGCGCAAAGGCTCCATCTTTTTCAGGACCTCCTGCGGATTGGTTATTATGAACCCTTTGGGGAAGTCAATCATTAAGGACGGATGCTCTTCACCTCGGTGTCGTATTTTTGCAGTAGATGTCAGAGCCTCGGTATAGAGATCATAAGCTTCTGTTAAGAGTATTTGATGTTTTTCGTTCAGATAGGGGTAAAGCTCATAGATTTCAGCCTCTGTAATTAATCTGAATGGATATTCTCCTGCAGAGACCAGATTCATTTCTGATGTCAGTAACTTCATCACCGGAGCTGCAGCAGTTCGGTAGTTTTTTTGTCTGGGAAAAAATGCATTTATAGTCGCCAGTACGAATAATGCTGTAAAAGCCAGAAGCAGGCTGATAACTAACATGATTTCCATAGGTAGCTATTATGCCTCTTTTATTAAAAACGACCGGATCTGGATCTCTTTGTCTCCATTTGTTTAACATTATCGGATATATCTTCGGACAGAGCCATCAGACCATCTTACTTTTTATAATTTGTAAAAATTCAGGCCCACTTCGACGGGCCTTTTTTATTTCCCCTCATTCCTGAGAGGACTCACACACAAGAGGGGGCGTAATGTCCGAACCTTTTTCCGGTACCGTAGCCGCCGGTAGCGCGCTGACTGGCGCCAGCATTTATGGACTGCTTACTGGTACTGATTACGGCGTGGTGTTCGGCGCGTTTGCCGGGGCTGTGTTCTACGTGGCCACCGCTGCCGACCTGACGATTTTTCGGCGTTCCGCGTATTTCGTCGTGTCATATTTTGCTGGCGTCTATGGCTCCGGGCTGGTGGGTTCGTGGCTGGCAAAAATGACGGGCTACGCCGATAAACCTCTGGATGCACTTGGTGCGGTAATTTTATCTGCCGTGGCAATCAAGACGCTGACGTTTTTCAGTGAACAGGACCCGCTAAAGCTGCTGGCACGCTGGAGAGGGGGAACCAATGGTAACTAACGATCCGCTGGTGGTGACGAACGTAATGGCCTGTGCCGCCATTGTTCTGCGCCTGATGATGTTCCGTAAGCCTGGCGGGAAACACAACCCGTGGGCGTCATGGCTGGCCTACCTGATTATTATCGCGTATGCGTCGGTGCCTTTCCGGTACCTGTTTGACTCCTACCTGCATACCCACTGGGCGACTGTCGCCATAAATCTAGTGATCTGCGCCGCCGTGTTCCGTGCCCGGGGCAACGTCGCGCGAATCTTCCATGTACTGAGGCCAGAATGAAACAATCACAATTTCAACAGGCGGCTGGCATAAGCGCAGGATTAGCTGCACGCTGGTTTCCGCACATCGATGAGGCCGTGAAAGAATTTGGCATTACCGCACCGACTGACCAGGCGATGTTTATCGCGCAGGTGGGCCATGAGTCAGCCAGTTTTACCCGGCTGGTGGAAAGCATGAATTACAGCGTGGCGGGCCTCGCCGATTTCGTCCGTGCCGGGCGACTCACTCAGGATCAGGCTAACGCGCTGGGCCGCCGTTCGTATGAAAAGGTGTTACCACTGGAGCGCCAGCGTGCCATTGCCAATCTGGTTTACAGCAAACGCCTCGGCAATAAAGCACCGGGTGACGGCTGGAAATATCGTGGTCGCGGCCTGATTCAGATCACCGGTCAGGATAATTACCGACGCTGCGGCGCCGCGCTGAAACTCGATCTGGTCACCAGCCCTGAGCAACTGGAGCAGGACCGTAACGCGGCGCGCTCGGCGGCATGGTTCTACGCCGCTCATGGATGCCTGCTTTACTCCGGCGACCTTGCCCGCGTTACGCAGATTATTAATGGCGGGCAGAACGGCATTGAAGACCGCAGGCAACGTTACAACCGTGCGCGTGGTGCGCTGGTATGAACTGGCGTTATGTTCTTCTGGCGCTGGTGGTCGCTATCTCTGCCACGGCACTTATCGCCTGGCGTTCCGGGTGGAATGCTCACGCTGACCACATTAACGCGCTGGCAGCGGACAAAAAGCAAAAGGCCGAGAAAGCTATTCAGCCGGTTGAGAAGAAAGCGGCACAGGCCAGCGAAAAAGGCAGGATCATCTACAAAACAATAACCCGCGACGTGGTGAAATATGTCCAGAATCCGAACCGTACTGTGTGCCAGTTTGATGATGAGTCTGTGCGGTTGCGCCAGCGTGCCATCGACGCTGCCAACGCCATCAGCGGATTTGATGCAGGAACCGTGCAAGGCAAGTGATGCTGGTGCAGACAGCGATGCGGATTTGCAATCAGATACTGAGACAGCGGCATGCCTGCGGCAGCTGCGGCTTGATAAGTACCGCTGGCAGGCCTGGTATAAAGCGATTATGTGAAGCTTAATGCAAGTGATTATAAAGATGAGATGAAAAGTTTAACTTATCCTATAAAATAATGGATAAAAGAACTCCTGTTCATCACATAGTCATTTAAAGACCCAACTATAATTCCATTGCGGTTGGGTCATAAACGAAAGGTACATTATGTCAACAATTAATCCACCAGGCTGCATTGGCGTTAACGATGCTAGCCTCTTGAACTCCTTCGATAAGTCCGAGTGCGGCAGCTCTTTCCGGGTTAAGAATGGTGGAAGTTCGAATCAACTCTCGCCAGTCAGTGAGTTCTCCTGCTCCAACAGTTTCCTCGTTAAACAGAGCAACCAGTCTTTCCAGATCATGATCAAGGCTTGAAACCCACTCTCGCATTCTCTCATGATCAACACTCTGCATCCCTCCAAAGTTCCACTGGAAGGGATGCAGCAAGAACCTTGCTCCATGGTTAGCGAAACGCCGTCTTCCAGCAAGAAAGATTGCATTCGCAATTGAGTCAATATTGCTAATATTGAAACAATGTACTGGGATGGGCAGCGTTTTAATAAAGTTGTAAGCAGTGAAGCCCGAAGTGACATCTCCGCCTGAGCTTGAAATGTGAAGATTTATTTGTGTAGCGCCTTGAGCTAATGCAGACAAGCAATTGTTCTGCAGGAGGCTGACAGTGCTCGGGTTTACAGGGCACAAAAAATGAGCTGTGTGAATCATGTTTTTTTACCAGAGGTTAACCCTTATTGGGTAAAACTGATATGGGTGGGAAAATTCCTAATTCAACTTGAAGTTTATTCATGTTGATGGGGTTTTTGGCTTTCAGTACTCTGCAACAAATTCTTGAGCTGTTTTCATCAGGGGACGCTCAGCGCCATACCTATTTAACAACCACATCGGGTGGTTTCAAATCCCTAACAAACAGCCTCGCTAATGCGGGGCTTTTTTATGTCCGCAGTAAAAAGCGTGTCGCAGCGCATAAAACTCAGAACCTTTCAATTTCACTAAACGGTCTTTAGGATTATTCTAATAGCTCTTAAATAAAAGGAGTTAGGTTTATGAAAATCCTTTGGGCTATTTGCGTTATATTCGGGGCTATTGGTTTTGTTCAGGGTATCGTTGGGGTTTTCGACGCTGTCAGCGCGCCTCAGCAAGCAGCAGGAGCAGCTATGGGAGTTGCCTGGGCGGTTATACCTTACTGCATTGTCCGCGCCATACAGCAGATGCGA